TGGTTAAGTTAGCATCAATCCTACAGAGACAAAAAGTAACCAACGTTGGCTTGTCTGAAGACGACAAAGAGCAGTTGTTCGATCTGCTGAACGAGGATAAAAGCTGATGGCCGGCGGAGGACTAGATTTCTTTGACCTCGGGTTCGGGGAAACCAATCAGATCAAAGAGAATGATTCAAATCCATCCGCCGATCGCCGGCGAACTGCTACGACAACCACCATACGACTTTCCTCTGAGAGAGCATTTGCGAAGGATACTTTAGAAAACCGAAATACGTTTAATGGTTATGTCATAAATGCGCGCATGGTCACTGTCCCCTTGATGGAAGATCCGACAAAACTAGCACAGCTTAAGTCAAAGGTATCCTATGAGATAGAAAATGATAACGCAGCCGGCGCCGCGTCCTGGCTCTACAAAGTATATATCCCAGAACTATCTCCATTACAGCCCCCAAAGAGTGCTACAGACCCTGTAATTCAGCTTTATCCAGACATAACACTTTGGAGCGGCGCCACCATTGGGTCACAGGATCTTCCCTATGGAACACAGGTCGTCGTCAGATTTGCTGACCTTGGGAACATGACAGGGGGAACCATTGAGGCCATAGCTCACAAGGGCAACCCAACGGCTCAAGCAGATCCTTGTGGACAGGGATTGCAAGCCATTTATAATAATGGAACCCCTGCCCCGGTCTCCGGACAGGATGGTAAACACAATAACTTGACATACACACTCAAAAGAGGTCTTCCTGTTGGAACAAGCAGTCAGCGCGTCGTTGGCTCAGATTTGCCGAAAAAAGATGGCAAATCTCTAGAAGATGTGGTCAATGTTGAGATAGCTTTTTGGAGAGGCAAAAATGAAAATTCAGGTCCAGCATGGAATGACCGCATTCAGCTGTATCAAGATTATGTTTTTATGGAATACCATAATAAACCACGCCAAGCCATCAAGGGCAGCGACGGGGTGTATTATCATTGGTCTGCGATCTACATAAGCTGGATCATGTCGCGGATAACTCCCTTTCCGGCGTACTCATATCATACTGGGTATGCTGGAGGAGCAAAAAGAGAGAAGCACGGCTGGACGTTGTGGATAACCAATGACCTAGGTTCCGGCGAGGTCGAAGACACCGTCACTGGCTTAAAAGGAAACTATAAAATTCAAGCAAATGTAGGTGATGTATTAATCTACCCTCCGAAAGGCCGGTGGGGAAAAAAGACCAACTCTCACGGGGATGCGGTATATAAAATAGAAGATGGTAAAGCATGGTTGACGGGTGGAAACCTCGAGTTTCCCGGCACCGCTCTAGCTAATTTTACACTCCCCCTCGATGCAGCTGGTAATTATAGCGGTTTTGCTTCCACACGCAAACCCCGCAACCCCTATCAAATCATATTGAAAAAAGGCGGCCGCCTGGAATAACGGACCAGAATGGATTTTAATTATGTCGCGTACGAACACAAAAGCAATCAACCTAGATCTCCTCACAAGCGCAGAACGCGCCATGTACGATGCAATGAACCCGGAAGAGCAAGCTGCGTTTCTAGGTTACGGGCGCGGCGCGCGTAATGACTTTGATACTCCCAACTTTATTTCCACCAAAAATGAGAATGTAATTCAACAGGGCAATTCTTATATTGTCCTTGGACTCGACCGCCCCGGGAGCTTCCTGTCAACAAGAATGGAGACGCACGCAGCTGCAATAGACATCGTCGTCGGACGAAAGTCCTTTCTAGGGCGCCGCGCGGACAGCAAAGGAAAAATACTGAATGTCGACCCCGACCCAGTTTTGGACGCAGCCCGCGTATACATATCACAGAAATCAAACCCAGATGGTATGTTTCGATTAGCCGCCGGCACCGTCGGAAATACTAGCAACCTTTCTCCCCGTAGTGCAGTCGCCCTAAAAGCAGACACCGTGCGCATTGTCGCGCGCGAGAACATCAAGCTAGTTACCAGAACTGACTCCTACAACTCTCAGGGCGGTGAATTGACTAACATAAGTACGCAACCCTATGGTATTGATTTGATAGCATGCAACGACGACTCAGATATGCAACCACTTGTAAAAGGTGATAATCTAATCGTATGTCTAACAGAAATAGTGGGGCTGATCAACGATTTGCGAGGACTGTTCAATAATTACGTGGATGAAAACAGGAATCTTACAATTGCCATGATGAGTCACACACACCACTCACCTTTTTATGGCATACTCACATCTCCAGATTTTACCAATCTCACACAGGTGGCCGCCAAAACCCTGATTAATAATATTACAGACGTCACCGCTCAGCTGCCCATGCATGCTACTAAATGCGCTTTCATCGAAACCAACTATCTCGGCGCCGCCGAAGTAATCGACACCGCAGATGAAAGTGGAAAAAGTACGTATATATTAAGCAAATATAACCACACCAACTAATTCAATGTCCCTTACTGTAAAACGATACCCGAATAAGCCCTTCAAGATACCATTCTATGATAGCTCATCTAAAAAGTACAAACTTAAGATAAAAGCATCTAACGTCGGAGCCAACTCCGCCGACCGTCTAGAAGTCCAAGAAAAAGCCGTTAAATATTATCTAGATAATTATCTTCCTGAGTTTTTTGCTATACGGTTCGATCAGTCTGCATTCGAAGGAATGCTTCCTACCGAAGCTGCCGATGCCTTAGGAAACCCGGGACAAAAAACCATATCGATTGATGAGATTGAGGAAATAATCGATGATATCCAATCATCACTTCAAGTAGAAAATCATTTTAACACCCCGGGACCCTCTACCCAAAAAATTGTTATTGTTAGTACAACTTATGAGTTTTATAAACTGCGCAAGAAACTAGAGGCTGATAACCAGATGCCATCTTTTGAGGCTAGTTTGCAATTTTTCCGCGACAACAGAAACCTTAGTGCACCAGACTCAGAAACAACGCTGCTTATAGCCTCTATCGGCGCACAGAATAAAGCCTTTAATGACGGCATGCGCTCATACGCGCAGCAATACCAAAACTTCGAAGGGCAGCTGAATATCAATGTTGATTTTAGTTTCCTCCAAACCGATATACAAAAGATTTTAAACGCTTTGATTCTAGACTTAGTCGCCCAGCTGCGCCGCAGCGGCACTGCGATCGAATTCCGAGAAACCGATACCCTTACAATTCAATTTGGATTGTGGGACGATCGCAAACCACGCGTGGTAGGGATGGAATATTTGGTGGTCGGAGAGTCTATTGAAAGTCAGCCACTCAAAGTGGGATTGTTTACAGCCATTAAATATAATAGAAGCTTCCGAGACCCACTCAGTGTAGCCACCCTCAAAAATTATCAGAATGTGGTGGAGTCAATTCAGCAACCACATGTTTCGGCACTCGGGGGCTTGGTAGCCCAACTCGGACCGATCGGATCCCCTAGTTTCTTTGATTTTCTTCAATCGCCCGATATGGCTGCAGCATTTCCCTCTAACTCTTTTGGTCCAGATCTAGAGACTTTGGGCAATGATCTAGCAAACGGAATGCTTGCAAACGACCTCACAGGCTCCGGCGCAGACCTGCAAAATGAAATGATCAAGATAGCGGTCGCCGAAGGCTTGTTAGATATCAATGATACGGCGCAACTAGAGAACGGACTTCAAGTCTTCTTATCCGAGGAAGACCTGCGCGAACTGAAATCAAAGATCGCCGCCAATCCTGAAGTATATCTGAAGGTCATGGAGAAACAAAAAGCCCGAGTAGTTGCCAAGGGAGTTAAGATCTCCAATCTTATAGCCCAGGTGCTAGAACAGGGACCCAGCGCTCTCCTGGGGAAGAATCACGCTATTAATAGACTGTTTAGAAGTCTGGGAATAGACCAGTTGATCAAAGAAGCCGTTCTATGTGCTACTTTTGGTTTAAACTACGAGGCTAGCCGAATGGCAGGCGCCGTAGGACGCGCCATCCGCTCCGCAGGTGCTACCCTTGGACCAGGGACAGCCGGACCTTACTATGCACCGGCTGAAACCCCAGCCTCCGGATCCGGTCAGGGCGTTGTGCTACCAAAATTTGATACTCTGATGCTTAAGCCAAAGCTGAAAGATGCCGACATCGGTAAACTGATTAAGACAGTTCTCGTCGATGCACTTAAAGAGATGGCCATCGGAATTATATCCCAAATAGCAGACCTAATAAAAGAGAAGTGCGACTTTAATAACCCTAGTGCCACAGACTATGGAGCTGTCAGCGTTGCCGAACTCTTACCGGCAAACCAAGACATTCCTCTTGTCGCCGGACAGTCCCAGCTTGATTCCCTTGCCAATAACTATAATCTAACCCTTGAAGAACTTAAACAATATTTGCGAGACGTCTCCTCTATCCTAAGTTCTGTCGATGTGTGCACTCTTTTCACAGATAGGGATAGTGTTTCCCAGAACTTGATAGCAAGGATCGTAGAGTATAATGAGACCTATCAAAATCCCGCAGTCCAAGAGACCCTGACTAGTCCTACATCTGTGATGGCATACTTCGGCGCGCTATCACAGTTTGTTGATGTCTCAGACCTTTGTGAGGAGATAGCGAACACAGCATATGAGTTAAACCATGCCGATATCTGTCTCCTCCTAGATTCTGCGGACCTTAACCTAGACGACCTCCAGCTTCCAGAAATAAACTTAGATTGTCCCGATAAAGAAAACTATATTAATGATCCCACCATCACTATTGCGGTCCCGGAAGCGTTTAACGGACTGGTGGAAACGGTGGAAATTCAGTTCATTAACGCAGCTGATTCTCTCAAGGAGATATTACTTGAGCCAGTCATTCTTCGCGGCGCAGAATCAAATGTTCTTAAAAGTGCGCTAGCGGCCGGCGAAGTCCGCCCAATACAATCCACAGGATCCCTTGAATCATTAGATGCCGGTATACTTAACGATATAACCAGTGTATTTGATGGGATCAGTGCTGGCACTGAAGCTGTTATGGCACCCTTGGAAACATGTATTACCGATGCCTTTGGTTTCGACGCCGGCGTCGCAGTCGACGCAGTGTCCACCGTAGTGGGTGTGATCACCACTGCGATCGCCGACCCCGAGTTTGCAAAAGCTATTAGCGGCATGAACGATAAGCTAAATAATATTGCAGCGTCAGCTCCTCTTTCGCCCGACGAGCCCAGCCCAGCCATAACTGCTTATAAATTTAATCCCGCGTTTTACTCCGCTTTTGTAAACTATATTGATCTTAACAATACTACCTATGATTTTATAGCTCCGAACTATCCGTATACCGCGCCAAATCACTTCTCATCGCGCGCCAACGCTCACGAATCTGCTTTTGTTGATCCGACCACCTTGGCAACAGACTATACCGAGATAGAAATAAAGTTCAGTTTCCCGGATTTGCCAGCGTCTTTAATCTCCGCGCCCCTCTCTGTTGTGCATACTCATCTTGACTTGTCGGGAAACCCGGTGACCCATACAAACCATGCCAATGTCACAGGTCCCCATAGCCATGCGAACCCTCCGCTTATATGGGATACCTCCCCCGGCGCCAACCCCGAACCGCTATCCAATGAGTCTACTGAATATATCGCAATGAGCTACCCGCGTTTTAGTGCTGCCGGATCCCCGGAAGACTTTGTGAAGTTTGAATACAACAGTGTATCATCATTTATTTTGTCGGAGGACGTTATGTCTTCGTTTGCACAGAGTGATACTCCCTATTGGTTAAATTACGATGAGATCTCCCCCCCGGCGTCGAGAAACCCTTACGTAGATCGATTCGTGCAAGCTTATCTTACCTCTCCCTTTACAACAGAGCTTAACTTTCCCTCTACAAAAGAGATTGAAACACACCATTTCCCACAGGCGCATGCGGCGCTCCTTGATTCAATCTTTGATTACATTAAAGATAATGGAGTATTTGATGCCGCAACCCTGCAAGCACTTAATCTATTCCACCTAAACAATAATTGCCCAGCCGAGGAAATAGCTGATTTTCTTGATGTGCGCGGCATCTTAGAACAGATGAAGAACGAATATGTAGAATCTGCTTGTGGGGACGACACCCGCAAAGTTCCTTTGCGGATGAAGATTAGAAACGTTATAAAATTTGGATTCTATCTTTTATTGATCCAAATGCATATTGCTGAGTTTATTATTAAAAACATTTTTGTTTTCGCGGCGTTTACAATTGAGTCTTTGCTAGAAGATCGCCAAGGATATCTCTTTAAGTTCTTCAGAAGCCAGGTTATGACGTCTTTATTAGAATATATTAATTCTACAAAGGTAGAGGGATTCGAGGAGTCTGCGCTCCGCCGCGATCTGACCGAGTACTTCAACCTTAAAGTACGGCGCCCGCTCGTAGTCAACAACGGAGGGATCCGTTTTACGTCGGAACCAAGAGACCTAGTCTTCCCTGCAGGTACAGATTTTTCCATGACAGACGAAAGTCCTTTTATTGGGTTTGATGAAATTATCGACTATCTGATTGTTGAGAGACTAAATTTCGCCCGGATCCCTATAAATAACGCGATCCAGAAAGCGCTCCCGGATACTGACCAAATTGATCTAAATGATGTAGTGCTGGCATCTATGCCGGTGTTGGTTGCCCCCCAAACAATAACAGATATGAATACAGGTGAGGAAGCAACTGCTCCAAATAGTCCCGCGGCTATTCGACAGGCCGCCCGGATAGTTTTCGCAAATACTCCCACAGTATTTATAGTAGCCAAGCCAACCTCCCCTCCGAACTCTACATATCTCACTCGTGCGTACTCGATGTGGTATTATGATGGCTCAACTAGTACGGTAGAATACGACTCGGGCGAGGTTCTAGTCACCACGATCGGAAAGGCTGTTATAGGCGTCGGCGACGCTGTAAAGTTGCTAGATAGTTTTTATGTTAAGACAGAATCACTAGTCGACCAGCTTGCTGGCGTCCGGGCAGCCCTCAACAATCTTCCACTAGATAAAGCCGCGGCAGTAGCAGAACAGCAACGCGAACAGCTTTCGGGACTCCCAACTCCCGGAGACAAACACGAAATCCGCAGCGATGGAAGGAGTGGCAATGCTGGAGACACGCCTTGGAAACTTTATTTACCTGACGCTATTCAAGATCTCCATGATATATCGGATAGTATCTATGCTCCCGTGAATTATGACTCGCCGCACGCCGAATCAATGAGAAATATAAGTCAGGTTCTACAGCAACCCGGACTCTACATCCCGGAAGCCTTAGAAGACGCCATTGATGTGTTGGAAGCTAAAGAAGTCGGACTCCGAGATTTAATCGCGGGTATCATGGGACAAATAGAACCCGGAGTCGCGACTCTAAACTATACAAGATTCATCCTCGTTGAAGCCGAAGGAAATATAGCCCGCCACCACACATTAAACCATATCATAGATACATTGTGGGAGATCACCCAGGCTGCGTATTCAACCTCGACTGTGACGACCAGAATCGGTACAGGGATCGGCGGGGGCGCGATCAACCGGACGTCTACCACGGACCTGGATGAAGTAGCAATCAATGAAATCCCCGGACTACTCAGGGATCTTCTTAGAGACGATATCGGGATAGAATGGTAAGGCTAGGGAATAAATAATGGCAATTTTAACACGACTACAAATATACCGCGCTCTGCTGTCCGACCCGATGCACACAAATGTTCATATGGTGTTTCGAGGAGGACGCAATTTCTCCGGCGCAAGTGGAGAATTTCGTAATGAAGGCGACGGGCAGGGAGACGATGACGAAGACGTTTCGACCGCGGTCTGGGAAGCAGAAGGGCAATTTTTTTCCACCTACGCTCCGGACAGCGAATGGATGCGTCGGCGCCGGCTGGGCCCCAATAACTTTTGGGCGCGTATCGGGACCGACGAAGCGAGCATCGGTGATGCAACCTCAACCAAACGTAGAGCATGGTATGTTCAATTCAATGATATAAAGAGATTAATAAACAACCAATTTCTGGGTGGCTCTCCGGACGCCGTAAACCCGGGCCCCTGGCTAGAAGATCCCACATATCTTACACCGGACATGTATACTTATATGGACATGGATGGAGACGGATATTCAGATGATATCATTTATTCTGGACCTGAACGCGCCGGAAACTCGCAGTCAGTAAAAAGTTTAATTCAAGATGAGCTGCAGTACCTCCGCAGCACAGTTTACGCCCCGAACGATCGCAGTGCCGCCAAACGACAGCAGTATTTTGATATGGCTTGGGCGAACACGATCGTCAGGGCGCGCATGCTTGGACCATACAGACCTATAGCAATGCAGACCGAGCAGACTTTCTTAAATCTTCAGCGCAAGCACGCCACGCGCCCGGCGCCGAAAAAGTTTACCCTCAACAACGCCAGCGGCACTTACGAGAACCGAGTCAAGTATGTAGGTACCCGCTTTATGGTACGCCTCTATGCGATGCACAATGCGCTATATGGATCCCAGCTGAGACCATTCAGCAATGATTTGACAATAGTCAGGTCTGATCTTACCACGGTCCAGCAGGTTATATCCAACGTGCGGGCAGCACTAGATGTTATAGCAGCAGATCAGCGAACCTGGCTCAATGACGAACCAGCCCGAGCTGCCCTCCGTAGCTCCGTCCAGGAGAACCTCACAGCAGAGAAATTAGAAGACACCGGATTTACAGTCCAGCAACTCACTTCTAACGATATAGCATCAATGTCTCAAAATGAAGCGTACAAGGAATTGTTTTCGACCACCTTCAATCAGGGGCTTTTAACTGCAGTTCCTATGGTCCAGAATCTATATTTGACAACGCGGTATTTCCCCGATTTAGATGATGTATTTTTGGGACCAAAGAGAGAAGTAATAAATCTTCTGATACAAACAATTAACGGTGACACCGGCTTCCCCGACGAGCCAGACTTGTCACGCCCCGCATCAGCCGCCGCCATTGCCAACGCCAACGGTATGTCACCAGAGGACTTTGGGCTAAATGCAGGAAAGTTTATACTCAAGATGCTAATCCAAACTCCAATTAGTATTCTAAAGGGGCTGACTGAGCTGATAGATCCTCACGTGGCTATCACCAAGGTCATCAAAATTGCCACATCTCAAGGTTTTGCTGCTGGAGCAGAGGCATTGGAAACGGCTGCCACAGAATTAAACAAATCCCTGGAGGAAGCAGAAATAGTTGAAGAAGGTACCACCACTGGCAAGGATCTTATGACCCTAATCCTCTGCCTAGTTGATGCCTCCTTCGACGGCATTGACTCCGGCATCGCATCTGCATGGCCCGAAGGAATGCCAATGCCGGGGAACTTCCTCCCGGATGTTTCCATGAAAGGTGTTGACTTTACGGGGACAGTCTCGGGAATGTTGATGGTACCACCATCACCTCTAGGGTTAGTTTATTTACTCCTAGAACTAGTTAAGAGTGCAATTGATGGCATCGATGTGAATGTTGATGGTGCTGCCGCCACAAATGCCGAGGAAAATGCATGCTAATTATCGGAGATAAGCTATGAGTTCTGGATTATCAGTAAAACTACCCCTAACAATTAGTGATACCTTCGGTGCATATGGGTTAAATACTACGTTTGAAGAGTTAGCCAAGCAAAACCTGAAGATGTTAGTATTGACAAACCCAGGCGAGAGGATGATGAACCCAACCTTCGGTGTTGGTATACAAAGTTTTACATTCGAGCCAAACACCAGTAATACATATGGCGATGTCACCACAGCCATAAAACAACAAGCAGAGAAATTTCTACCATATATCAGTATCGATAACATTCAATTTAGAAGCCCCGAGAATAATCCATCTCTTTTCCCTAATACCATAAATGTGGTAATTAGTTTTACAATTGTGCCCCTCCGGAAGTCTTCGACCCTGCAAATACAGACCAACCGACCTATTTAGTGAGATAAAAGATGTCTAAAAAGCTCCAATCTATAAATTATACTAGTCGCGACTTTGAATCAATTCGTCGTGATCTGGAAAACTACGCCAAAACTTACTATTCTGACACATATAAAGATTTCAATGAAGCCTCCTTCGGATCGTTGATGTTGGACACAGTAGCATATGTGGGAGATATTCTATCATTTTACCTGGATTATCAAGCAAACGAAAGCTTCTTAGATACTGCCATTGAATATGATAACGTAATTCGCCTCGCAAAGCAGATGGGGTTCAAACTTAATACCAGCCCCTCTTCCTATGGAATACTAACTTTTTATATTCAAATTCCGGCCGACAGTACAGGTCCGAATTTGAGCTATGCGCCTGTATTGCAAGCCGGCTCAATCTTCTCCTCCACGGGCGGCGGTCAGTATACCCTCCTAGATGCCGTAGATTTTTCACGACCGACGAACCAAGTGGTAGTCGGCACCGTTGACAGCACATCAGGGTCCCCAACTAATTATGTAATCCGTGCACAAGGGAGAGCAGTCTCTGGTCGCGCCGGCTTTCAAGAAGTGGAGATCGGATCCTTTGAAAGATTCCGCACCGTCGATCTGGGGGTGACAAATGTCTCTGAGATTATTTCTGTTGTCGACTCTGAGGGACACGAATATGTAGAAGTCGACCACCTGTCACAGAATGTAATCTACAAGGCTGTCCGCAACAACGATACCTCGACGAATAACACGGTACAAAACATTCTTAA